TACTGTAAGTCAAACTGCCACAATAGGTTTGGATCTGGCGTAAACGTTACATCATACAACGATACACTTGTTGGCGATCCAGTAATACTGGATGTCGTTACAATTACCGTCGTGTTTGGTGACGAATACGACGAGCTAATAACTGTGGTTGCGGTAGTTATATCATCATCAAATATTACCGTCATACCAGCAGGGAACGCTGCGGTGACATCGGTTGCCACAACAAATTGGCTAACTGTATTTGATACTAAGGTAAACGGCGAATAGCCAGGTAAAATATTTGCGACAAGCGGACCACTACCAACGCCAAACGTAGTGCCTGTTGTAAATACTTCTAAACCGTACTGGTTACCAACGAATACGTAGTTAACGCCGTTAAACGAGTTGGCAATCATGCCGCGCGGGATGCCCGTAAACGTGGCGAACAGTTCACGGTAGCCACCCATTTTTCTAGGCGTGCCTCGTTGAAAACGGCACCATTCTCCGTCACTAAACTCACGTGACTCAAATATTGTGCCGTCTCGTTTTATGCCGGGTTGAACGGCAAGCGTGTAGACCAGATTATACTGTTCTGGTAAATTGTTTTCTCCGGCCATTAGAACGTCCCGCCACCAATTAACCCTGCGTTAAATGTTGCTGGTGTAGATACTTGTGGACTCAATGTGTTAGTGTTATCAATGTCTAGCATTAATACTGAGTTTGCTGAAAAACCTAAATTGTTTGTACCAATTAAATACATACCCGTGTTGGTATCATTTGTAAACGAAAATGATGGTGCTGCTGCGGAGCCGTTATCAGCAAGGTAAATACCTACGGTTGTCTGGCTAATCACATACAGTTGGTTACCGTCACTTAACGCCAAGATAACGCCACCGTTACCTAACGGAACGGGTGTCTGTAAACTGCCAGAGATTTGAAACGTAACATCATACCCAGCTTGTCCGGTGTTGTTTACCAACACATACAACTGGGTGGTTGCAGGTAGTGTGACATCTAAGTCAACCGCACGTGTTCCAGCTAATGCGACGTATGTCTGGATAATTGGCGCGTAAGACACTAAGCTAAACGTATTACCGATAATAGAGTCTACATCATACGTTGCCGATGTAAAAGTTACGTTAGACGGAACCGCTAATCCAACGGTAAAGAAGTTACCAGTAGATTGCTGGAATAAAATAAAGCCAGATTCAGATGGGTTGACAGTGATGGTCGACAGACTGTCAATTGTTGACGTGCCCTGCGGCGTAACTGTAATTGCACCCGTGCCATTATTTCTAAACGCAATGTACCAACCACCACTTAAACTAGCTGCCGTAGGTAAAGTAAACGTGCCGTTACCGCCCGTCCAAACAAATGTGGATGCGCGGCTTGCGTCTGTAATTGATGGGGTCGATGACACAGCCACAACGTTTTGTGTAGTGTTTAGTTTGCCTGCAAGCGCTACTAATCCGGCGCCAGCTAATGAGGCAGCGTCGGCCGACGATGTACCGGCGCCAAAGGTTACGTTTTGCCAAACACCAGCAGAGGTAGTATTATCAGATAGGTAGAAGTATTTAGATACACCCGCGGCGATTGATACTGATCCTGTGCCAGTAAAATCTTCAACGGTGAATGTGTTTGCGCCAAAGTTACGGATTAAAATGTCCGAGCCGGTGGTGCCTTGGTTGCCCTCTGGCAGCGAGATAACCAATCCAGATGTGGACGGTGTAGCGTCGATAATACGCGCGGCTGGTACCTGCTGTGGGTTGACAACAGCAGGCCAGTAGAGCTGTACGTTCGCACTAAAGTTAAGCTCGTAGTACGATACATCGGTTGGCTGTACGACTGTGCCGGTAAACGGTGATGTGTAGATTGGCATATATTATGGTTCCTGGACCGTAGTATTTCGATCAATACGGCGTGAGTTGTCTTCTTTCTTCAACGCCGCTAGAGACTCAGTGTAGTATGCTTTCCATACGGGCAGCTTGTCAAGTGCTTTTAAATAACCTTGGGCTTGTAGTAAGGTCCCAAACAACATAGCCTGTGGACACTCGCGCGTGAACAAGTTGGTCTGGTTAGAGGTATCTAACGGCTGAATTAGGCTGTAGTAAATAATTTCTACAGGATAATCATCGTCTGGCTTTGGCGCAAAGTTCCAGTTGTTGTAGTCATATTCGCCGTAATACTTAGGCAGCCCGTTGGCGGATTCTGATTGGTACTGTGCAATATAATCCTGTGAACGTAACAAAACAGGCGCGCCGTTAACCTTCATTGACACAGTCTTACGCCAGCGTGCTGGTTTTGCCAACACATCTTGATTAGTTGCCAGTGTGGTCTCTACCACAGTTAACTGCAGTAGCGATTTTAATTCGGCGGCAATGGCGGCCTCGGCCAAACCAATTAGGCTGGGGATCTGCGCAACAAACCCGGCGTCGTCACGTTCCATGTAACGCTGGACGTCATCTACCAGATTGTTGTAGGTCATTACGTATGCGCCGCTCATCGTGTATAGTAGCTGTAGTTAGGTTGGAAGTAAATTGGCGACTTGTCGCGCTCTTCTTGTGCCGCGTCGTACTCTAGTTTAGTGGCCTGCGCTTCTAAGTACTGGATACGCGCTAAATCAATTTGTGGTAACTGCATCGCCAGTTTATGTGACAGTGACGCTTGGACGGAACCAATCCAACGGTTTGGTACATATAGTTCGTTAGTCAACGATCCAACGTCTTGCATTTCTCTTTCAATAATTAACTGAAACATTTGGAAGTCATTGTTTGGTACGGGCCATAGATACATCGAGGGCACGATGGTACGATCAAACCAATACTGTAATGAACGTACCGATGGGAACTGTTTGTTTGGTAGGTTCCAGTAGTCGTCACGATTTAGTCGTGCCAACGGAATAACTTGCTGGCTGGTTGAGAACACAATCTGGCGAACCGTAAATGTGGTCGCCACTGTCTCACGCAGACGATAAAAATAATGGTTTGGTGTGGTGCTAATATTAAAGTAGGCCCACTCGCGATCTTTTAGTGTGGTCTCTGGTAACTGTTCGACCGTGGTCCAGGTTACACCGTCATCACTAACCTCGTACGCAAAATTATAAGTTGTAGTACCACCACCAGACGCATAGCCATTAAATCCAACATAAAAGACTGGGAGGGCGTCTTGGTATTCAAGACCAAAAAAATTTGCACCAATGGTTGAGGTTGCTGTGATATCAAGGTTTTGATCAAAGGCTGCGGGGGAGTCCGGGTTGGCTGTTGGTAGATATTCAGCGGCTTCTGAGTTAATAATGTATACCCAGTTTGACTCACGCACGTCAATCGTACCAGGGGGCAGGATGAGTTGTTGCTGTGCCGTAACGGCGCCGCACAGATAGTTTTCTAACAACCACAGGTTAACGCCACGGTTAGACATGTTCTGTAATATGTAGAACAGAGCCTGTTTACCGGCGTCAATATACTCGGGCGTGATTTCTTCTGCCGTCTTGCCAGCATCACGATATGCGTACGAGATCAACTGATCTACGTTGATCTTGGTCTGGTTAGTTGTACCAGAGTAAGCCATAAATTAACGTCCTCTACCGGATGCGCGTTTAGTTACTTTTTGTGGAAGGTTTGGTTTTGCCTTGCCGGCCTTAATAAACTCTTTGCCAACCTTTTTAGGGATGCCAAGGGTTGATTTACCAGCCGCGGCGGCGTACATTGCCTTCTGTTGTTGTTTAGATTCTATCGGCATATTAAGGCTTGTATCCACGGTTGCGTTGTGATTTGCCAAATCCTGGTCCAAAAAAATCGGATAAGTTATAACCTTTTGTTCCCCTCAAGAATGAACGTGGTGCCATAGGGGCAGTACGTAATTGATTTTCTTGTGGGTATGCTAAACCAGAATCTGCATCAACATTGGGGCGTTGTTGAACAGCAGGGGCAGCACGGCGAACTGGGCGTGGTGCCATAGGAGCGGTGCGCGTTTGGTTTTCTTGTGGGTAAGCTAAACCAGTGTCTGGGTCAACATCAGGACGAAGGGGGACAGTGGGAGCAGGAGTCGATTCAACCATTCCAACATCACGGTTATCCATTGCAGGGTTTGCATTTGGCATATAGGTTTGTTTCTTTGGACCTAACGCAGAACGCATACGAGCCATAATAAATGGATCGGTGCGATCAGCACCACCTAGATATGCTTCTTCTTCGGGAGTGAGCGGGCCAGTGGAACCACCAGTGTTAAACTTCTTGATCTTGCCGCCTTTTTTCTTGGCAACAGCTTCACGTTCTGCATCAGATCCTTTTAACGCAGACTTAGCAGCACTAATACCTTTGGTGATCATTTTTCCAGCAGCCCGAACCGGTTTCATAATCATTTCACGGTCTTGGGTGTTTTCCTCAAGGGCAATATCATCGACCAGCTTTTGTGGATCTTTTACTTGCTGGCCGTTACTATACTTTTTTACTTTACCACCCTTCTTAGCGTAACCCATTTTGTTACGTACGTTAGTGGGCAATTCAGCTAGTCCAGGATTTTTTTCTGCATCGACAGATTTTAATGATCCACCTGCATTACATTTTTTTACTGCATTGCCCTTTTTGAAAAACTTAGGGGTGTTCATTACATCTTTAGCTGCGGCGCTAGGAGCGGCTGCCTTTTTGGGCTTGGTCTGCTTGACTTTTTTAATGTCATCCTTATCGCCGGCGTCTTTCTTCATTTCGATAGCGCCGCCGGCTTTATACTTTTTTACTGTACCAACCTCTTTCTTCATCCGCCCACCTTTTTTGAGCTTGGATAGGTTAGTCTTTTCTCCCTCGTGGGATTGCTTGTCGTGCATGGCAAATGCCTTCTTGACAACCTTCTTGTCTTGGGCAATGTCCTTTTTCATTTCTTTGGACTCGGCGTGGCCGCCTTTTTTCATTTTGCCGCCATAGCACATGGCTTTAACAGAGCCGCCTTCTTTAAAACATTGCATCTTGGGGAGTGATTTAAAGCCTTCCATTTTGTATTTCCTCGAGGTTTATTGGTGAATAGGGTGATCAGCCCTTATATCTACTAATGCAAAAATACAGGGGTTTACGCCCCTGCTAAGAACAATGTGCGCTCAATCTGACGGCGCTTTTTAAGGACTGGTGGGTTGCTCCAGTTAAGGAAGGCATCTCCCGCCTTGTGCACATTACCATCGTTTAGGTGTTTGACTACCTCAGAACGCATAATGTTGTTAGGTCCAATGTTGTGGCACAGGCTCATTAGGGCGTCAATCTGGTGCCTTTTAGGAATAGTGTTTAAAGCCGATTCCAGGGCCGTAGAGCACTTTTCTAGGTCCCGGTGTAGGATACCCATTACCTCGGCTTCAGAAAGCTCTTTGTGAAGCAAATGGGTGTCTTTTTGGCGTATTAAATGCCCCACCCCAGTTGTCCAATAGCCGCCAGCATCCTGATAAGCGCGGTAGCGTTTTCCTTCAAAGTGTTCGATTAACTCAACGGTTGAGTCCGCAACCCATTGGAATGGGGTGTGGGCTATAGCCCATTTAGCCAGGGGGTCATGGAAACACATTCCCCAAACAAGCGCGATCGCGCAGGCGTACACCGCCAACTGATGTCGTAGCATAACGTCTCCTTAATTTAGACTAATTGTACGGTCTTGTTCCGTTTTTGTCAATAATTAAGGCCTGACGCCTTGGTTGCTGTTCTTTGGTGTTTGGCACGCTGATATGCGTCCAGGAGCCAAACTCTTCAATGATCTGGTCAAATGGTATTCCTCCATCGATGCAGGCCTGTACGACCTGTTTGGGGGTCAATCCGGGGACTCTGATATCG